CTGCATCCTCCCATCGTCCTTCATTTATCGCCTTGTTTGCCTTGATGAACTTTCTTGCCCTGCTGAAGCCCATATTGAATAGGAAATCTATCAGTGCTTTCTTCCTGCCCTTTGAAAAACCTTTGAAATTGCTATATAGCCTAAGGCAATCTTCTATCGCCTCATTAACATCCTGCTCATAAAGAATGTCTATCATAACATCCGTAATCCTGCCGTACTGTGTCAGATATGACTGCATATCATGAGGCAACCCCTTTGCATCAATATTATGTCCTATGCCTATTGTCCATTTACCTTTTGAACACAAATAAGGTTTGTACCGTTTGCCTTCATGCTTAATAAGGAGTTCTTTAAGTGTCATTTTCTTTCCTCTTCCTGCATACATCACATTGCTCATATTGCCACGTTATGTTATTGTAGTTCTGCTCTATTAATTCCAAATCCTTCCCAACAGGTCTTATCCACTCACCATAGCGTTTTACCTTGCCACATCTGCACCGGATAAGGATAACTTTCATGTTTGCCTCAAAACGGCTTAATTCTACATAAATGGATAACAAACATTCCCAATGCACCACCGGATACACAACCAAAAAAATTAAGTGCTGTTCGGAACATTACCTGTTTTTCCAGCTTGGCAATACGGTCATTTATGCTTTTAAGAGTGTTATAAACCATCAAATCACGGTCTTCCTTCGTAGCTCTTTCCCAGTCCTCTCTTTCCACCACAATAAAACCGTTTGCCATGCCTTACCCCCTTTCCTCCATTTCTTCTGGTTCTACACTATCCACCACTTCAATCCCTGTTAGGTCTGGTTCATACTCCATGTTAACAGCCCACTTTTGAAGATGCCCAATCCAGACAGTGGCCTTGATTATTTTTGGTCGCCCCTGTTGATGGTTAGCATCACCTCTCCATTATGATTGTCATGGTTGATGTTTTACCGCTTCCTGCACTGGTCATATTCGCTGTTAATGTACCTGTTATAGGTCTTGGTAGGTATACGCCAGATAGTAACGCCGGAACGGTTTGTTCTGAAGCTGTTGCGCTCCGGTCTTGCAACGCACCGCCCATAACATCAATTCCGTCTTCATCTGTAATGGTAATATCATAGCTTGCCGTGGGAGCATTCGTGTTATCAGGGTTTGTTGTAACAGTAACGATATACTTCCCTGCAATTTGGTCTGTAATAGTCATGTTTGTTTCCCCGCTTGCATTGCCTGAAGCATCCGAGGTTAAGACCATGGTTAATGTAGCAAGGTTTGTATTGCCCTCACTGCTATAAATAGGTGTATATGTTTGTGTCACCGTCCCTGTCGCCAGTAAAAGACAAGGGATAAGAACCGCCAAAACAATAGATATCCATATATATTTTTTCACTATGTACCCCCATAAATTATTGACAACAGGCAAATATAACCGGCTACCGTTCCTGCTGCTGCAATAAACACAGTAAGAAATGATAGGGTTAGCCAAAGCCTGTCGTTATGCTCTTTGTTTTTCATTCCGTTCCCTTTCTATCAATGCAATTATCACCACCGCCAAAAGTGCCGTAGGGGTAGTATGTAAGGCATGGTTGCCTATCATATCTACACAGAGGATAATAAAAGCTGTAAACAACCACCTGTTTTGTCTATGTATAGTAAAAATGAACCCTATTAGGAATGTTAGGCCTATTAACCCGTAGTTCCAGACAGTCATTAAATATTCGTTATGGAGTTGATCTCCGGCCTTCCACTGTATGCCCGGTCCGAACCCGAACAGGATTGATTCCCATGAATGAGTTATCTTCTGTATGCCGTCTATCCACATCCCCACACGTTCATTACCGAAACCATCATGAGGATTAACCAGAGTTGCGTATAGGATGATACAAAGGGAAGATACCACCACAAGCCTCCAGCCACCTATAAAATATGATAAGCCTATCACTACAGCCATTACAGCCATGGATGTATGAGCAATATAAAGAGTAAAAAATAGAACAGGGATAAACCAAAACCACTTATCACGGATAAATAAAGGTGTTGCTATCGCCACATAAGCCCCGAGGAAGTTAGGGTTTCCGAGCGTGCCACATGGGGTGTTAAAAGGGAAGTCTCCCTCCACTTTGACAAAATGTGATAATCCCCATGATACAAGATCAAGATTGAAATATTGCAGGATGCCTATTGCACATTGGATAAGTGCAGATATACAGATGATATTAAACCATGTATTATTGCTGTATTTACTGTGATACACGGCAAGGAAAATAACTGATGCAAATATAAGAAATAATGCTGCATCTATGGTTACTGCATTAAATACAATGTCTAACATGCCTGAAAACACCATCAAGTAGACTGTAAGCCACCACACAGAGATGTAAAGCCCGAATCCAGATAGCCATTTATTTGGTAAAGAAAGAGACAGGCCGACAAAGCACGCCAGCATCATCATATTGACATGCCCTTGATGGACTACGCTTGCAAGGACATACAAGGGGATTATAATCAATCCTGCAAGTGCTGTTATGTGTGCCGCTTTGGTCATGTTATCCTTTTGATAGGAGGGATTTTACTCCCCCCATATCGTTTAGTGCGTTGCGTCCGCTGTTACACGAACATAATCAGTGCCGTTGTTAATCAGAATTGCTGTTTTACCGCTTGCCACTGCAACCCCTGTCTGTCCGCTCACTTTCAGCGTTACAGACACATTTGATGCATTACGTACAATCTTTAAAGCTCCTTCACCAGTGATCGCATCTACTATTGATGGAGTACCGCTTCCACTTGACAGGGTAAGCAATACGGCTGTTGCCTCCGATGCTGATAATGTCCAATCTTCACCGGCTGAGAATACTTTTGATGCTACGCCAAAGGCTATAGCAGGAGATGTTAATGTTGAGCCGGTATATGTACCCCCTGAATGTGTAGCTGTGGATGCTATTGTTCCAGTAAAAGTTGCACCGGAAAGAGTTTTATTGGTGACTGTCTTTGTATTGGTAGTACTCAGCACATCACCACTTAGGCTTGCCAGTTTGTTAAGTTCTGCTGCTGTTGAGGTTATGGCTGTACCGGCAATTTTAAGGGAACCACCGGATTCAATATCAATTTCTCCGCCACTTTCAACATCAAGTGAACCACCGGAAGCTACAACAGCCCTATCCCCACCCTGCTGAATGTAAAAACCTGTTGTGTATGTGCCATCTGCGGCCCATATAACAGTGGCCGCAAGACAAATAAAAACAATTAAAAGTAGATATTTATATTTTTTCATGTTGCCTCCTTAAATAGCCGGTTTATCCTGCCCGTGTCCTTTTATCAAATTGATTCCGAT